AGAGCATATTGATGTCAAACCGTTAAAGGATATTAAAAGTGGCTTTGTAAAAGCTGCTCAATATTCTGGAGAAGATGTTGGAGTTATAGATACGAGTCAACCAGACTTTCAAGTATTAGACAAAATACCAGAAACTAAAAAAGCTTTACTTGAAATTTTCAATAGGCTTAATTACGACTTATTGAAATATACCAATAAATGGGCTATCTCTACTTCTTGGATTAATGTCACTGAAAAAGGATTAGACGGTCAAGTCCATAATCATCGCAATTGTTTTTATAGTGGTATTTTTTATTTCGATGATTACGAAGAAGAAGGAGTGGCTCCTTTAGAAATCATGACACCATTGCAATATCATGGCAGCTATCAACTTAAAAGAGCAAATGACATGGAAGATACTCCTATAACTCTTGCTGAGCAATGGGTTATTCCTCCTGAACATCAAAAATTAATTCTTTTTCCAAGTTATTTAAATCATAAAATTGGCAGACAGAAAGGTGATAAGCCTAGATATTCCTTGGCTTTTAATATTGTTCCTATTCCTCCCTATGGTGTTGCTGACTCGCAAGCACTTGATTTGTCTAATGTAAATAGCTAGTCTCTGATAACCAGATAGAGACTTCATGTCAGACACAATGACCCCGTTGCAAAGGGTACGAAACAATCAAAATAGATCTGATTTCATGGAATATTTGTATGAGATATACCACAGAAACGAAGCTCCTTTCCCAAAAAAGAATACTTATACAGGTTTAGCAGATCTTTATATTAAAGAGTTAGGAAAAAGAGAGTTAGATCGTCAGGTGGAGTTATGGCACGACAGTAAAACTCAAGGACAAATTCGCGCCTGCAATGAAGCTAATCCTATGACTCTTGATTTTGCTCTTAATGAAACTTAGATATCCTATCAGTACTGCTCAGCAAAAAATCAGTGCTGTTGTCTCTACTAGAGATTTTTTATTGAGACTGACAAACGTAAAAGAAACACCACGCATTCCGAGAGAAGTACGTCGGGAAGCTAAAACATTACTCAGGCATTATCCTTTGATATCAGAGTTGAAGCCTATCCTGGAAAAGGAACTGGCACAAAGCGAATAAAACATTAACAATTGTATATAAAATAAAATTTGGTATTAATTTTTCTAATTACTATGTTAAAAGCTGCTTACGGAGCTGCTGCCCTAACTTTAGTGCTAGCCCCTGCAACATTCGCTGGTCCTTATCTCAACGTTGAGAGCAATGCAAGTTGGACAGATAAAAAATATACAAACGCTACAACTGACCTTCATATAGGTTATGCAGGCGCTAATGATACTGGTAAGGTTTCTTACTATGTACAAGGTGGTCCAGCATTCGTAGCTGTTAAAGATGCAGACACTGAGACTCGTCTTTCAGGAAAAGCTGGTGGAAGTATTGCAGTATCTGACTCTACAGATATCTACGGTGAAGTATCTTTCCTTACAGGTGAAGAAGAAGAAAACTTTGGTTCTGGTGGAAAACTAGGTGTTAAGTACAGCTTCTAAATTACTGCTTGCAGTATTAATGGTTGGATGTACAAATCATGGAGGTATATCCTTACCTAAAGGATTTACCATGGGTCCAGGTGTGCCTGAAGAGCGCACTTGCGAAAATACATCCTTCCACGATGACTATTGTGCAACTGGGGAACACCCTAATCTGTGCGATTGCTAGTGATCATGGGAATACAAAGACTTGTTATTGTATAGAATAGGTAATGAGTCTTAGTTCCTATTTATAGATGTCGGCAACAATAAAAAGACATGCTGGGATGGATCCCCAGTTACTGGCTTTATTAGCGGCTTCTTCCTTGACAGGAGCAGGTACTAGTGCTGTCGGTGTAGCCGATTGGTTCATGGGTGATTCTAAGGCATGGAACTCCGGTGAAATTCCTTTAAATTATTTAATTGCCATGATGCCTGCGGCTGGTGCGTCATTAGGACAAGGAGCATATACATTAGCTGACCCAGTATTAAGAGAACAGTTTTTAAATGCGTGGGCAGATACATGGAAAAAAAATCCAGATGGTACTACTCCTAAAAAAGGAACTTACAGTGATGCAGGTCCATTTACACATGGCAAGTATGGTTTTGATTTAGATCCACAAGGTTTTGGTTATGAAGTTAGAAGGCCTGTTGATATAGATAGTATTCCTAATCCTGATAATCCTGGAGTTTCACCTAACAGAGTTAAGAGAGCAGCTGCCAATTTGCCCGGTGCTTATTCTGTTGACGACTATGTAACGGCTAATCAAGGTGTATTAAATAGAGCTAATAAGAGAAGAGCAGGAGCCGCGTTAATCGGAGCGTTACTTGGAGCAGGAATGGCTATACCTAAATTCAGGGATGATGATGGAAATAACGCTCCATTGAACAAACAAGCTCTTTTAGCTACTTAATTTACTCATGACTCTAGAAATCGCAGGCGCTCGCCTCAATCTTCCTCCAACATCTGTGGCACAAGTTGCTTCTATGACAGATGAAACAAACCCTGAGCAAAATGTCATGAATTTAGCTCAAGCAATGAAAGGAGCAGAAGGTAATACTGCAATACCTTCTGACGAAGATATGGACAAAATAATGAACAATCCAAACATGACGGATTATCAGAAGCAGGAATATCTACAAAGAAAAATGGAAAGTTTACGTACTGAACCTCAAGGTCCTATAACTCCAGGTTACTAATGCCTAAAAGGATTAGCAAAGAAGAATTTGATGCTCGCTTTGGTCGTGGTGGCGGGTACGAAGATCCTATGCGATCCAAGGAAGAATATGGTGTCTCAGAGAGATGGAGAAAAGGTAATGACAAAGCACGGAAGGCAGAGAATGAAGTACCTCCTGAACTTTTAAAAAGAGAAAAATACGCTAATTCTGTCATAGAAAACAAAGGTGAGATTGCTCCTGGATTACAGACAGATGCACAAAAGGCTTACATAGCTGCGGAACTATTGAAAGCTCATAAATCTAAGCTTGTAAAAGCACAAGCAAGTCCACCACCTCCAACAGATGTTCTAAATGCTCCTGCTAGCCCTGCTATTCAAAGAGTGAAGACTGAAGCACAATTAGATGATGGTGCTTTAAGTGATATGTATACAGATCTGTATAGCTTGTTTGGAGAAGTAGATGACTTTGGCAATGTAGCTAATAAGCAGGATTGGCTTAGGGCTCAACAGATCGCAGACAATATAGGCTCTTATCAGGCGTCTTTAAATAATGTTTCTGCTTTTGGAGGCAGTTCCAAACCTTATCCTTTATCTCCGCAAGATAGTCAATTTACCGCTGACTTCTTAAAGAAACAGATGGTGTATGACGACGGAGCTAATGTTTATGGACGTGAAGGTGATGCAGAGGCTACTCGTCAGTTCTATGATTTAATATACGATTTGGAACTTGGTGCTGGAAAAAATACTAAGACAAGAAAACAAATTAGCGATGAATTAGATGCTAAACGTTTTGCAGAAGAAGAAGCATTATTCGCTGCAGAACAAGCTGCTAAAGCTACTCCAAGTCAACAAGATATATGGCTTGACGATTCATCAATAAATCCTAGAGATATTTTCCAATCAAAAACTCCTGTATCAAGAACTGATCCATGGAGTGGTGGAAGTGTTCCTCCTGACAATGTTGCTCCTAGTTCTAGGCAGCCATATATTTATCCTGAAGATTTGCAATTAGCAGTTCGAATGATCAATGAAGCAAAAGAAACTAAATCACCAACTGGTAATCGATTAGGAATGAAATTTTCTCCTGAAATGTTAGCAGCACTTCTAGTTCCTTCTGCCTTGGCGTCACCTTTACTTTTAGATGAAATCGGAAAACCGAAACAGAAAGATGAAAAAGTCTTACAAGAAACTTATTAAAATAAGTAGAAAAGCTGAAGAATGTACTAATCGAAAAGAAGCTCAGCTTTTGATTAAAAAAGCCAGTAAATGGCATCAAAAAATTAATTTACATGAATGAATTAGCAGACCCGTCCACGATTCAATTAGCTTTTCTTTTTCCATTTTTACCTGTAATTTCTATATTCATCGTTAGCATTATCATGCTTGGTGAATTGCCTTTTAAAGACGACGATGATGACGATGATGATAAAGGAACTCTTGTTCCTGTCATGTATCCTGCTTCTTAATCTGTAATTGGTAAGAAGACTTCAACAAAAGCGTTGCATTTTGGACAAGTCAGAATTGTAACGATAGACCATTCATCCATAACGTCAGGATCAACTACTTTATCTGGACCACGATTCAGGAGAGTATTGCAATGAAGACAGTTCATATTTTAAAAAGCCTAATATTAATGTAGCGATCTAATAGAACATGGCTGATGCAGCGACAGTAAAAACTCCAGAAGAGTCAAAAAAGAAAAGTGTCTTTCAGAATATAAAGGAAAAATTAGACGACAAGGAAGAACAGTTTGAGTACATCTCAGTTTTAGTGAGATTGGTAGTAGTTGCGTGGTCCGGGGCGCTAGTAACTTTAAATTATCTGCCAGAGATTCCTGGGTTAACGTCAGGGGAAAAGCAGGATATAACTTTTCCGGCTTCTCTCCTGGCTTCGTCGCTTGCAAGTTTTGGCCTGGATAAGAGTGCTAAGAAAAAAGGTGATGGAACGTATGACGCTAGTGGAGATGATAAGCCTTTAAGCAAAAAGGAGATGTTGGCCTTAATGAATCAAGGGGGTGGTTTCCAAACAATTCGTGTTGAGACTCCAATTAAAATATTAGGTGCAGATGTTGTAACTTCTTCTAAGAAATCATGACTTGCGACAATCACTCACATGTAGACGCTTCTCAAGAAACTCGTCTAACAGTTCAAGCTCTTAAGATCGAAAGATTAGAGGAGAAGCAAGACGAGTTGCGTGAACGACTCAAGGTGGTAGAGAAATGGGTAATAGGTGCGGCAGCAGTTCTAGCTGCAGGTGTTACTCTTATAGGGTTTGCCACTAACATTTCTAAAGCGTATTTATGATTTTATTCCTATCGAAACCTTCCGTATATTCCTTGCCAGGGACATGGGAGAAGCAACCGTTGATTCAACATTTGAACTTAACGCCTGATCAAGGTTTTATCCTGTTTTTTGGTTTAGTTGTTTTGTCCTTAGTTGCTTATGGTTTATATTTCACTGTTGGTGTAGGTAAGAAAAAATTAAGAGATCCAATCGAAGAGCATGCAAAGATGCATGAACTAGGTATTGCCCATGGTCATACACCTAAGAAAAAATAATTACCTACTATAGAAGGAGACATTCGAATCCTTTCTATGAAGCGCATAGTTTTACCAGCGCTGTTACTTGCATCGGTTGCAGCACCTGCGATGGCAGATATCACTCATAGTCTGAGTTCTTCGGTGCAGTTAACTGTGGATGGCGCTAGCTCAGTTGCAACAAGGCTGGGTTCGACTTACGCGGTAAGCGGTACAAATATTAAAGTTGGCACTGGCAATAATGATTCGTTTGGTGGATTGACAGCCGGATCGGCTACTGCAGCAGCGACAATGACGGCTGGAACCTACGTGCAAAATACCCCCGGAAATCAGTTCAGTTTTTCCGAAAGTTGGCTCCAGGGAGACGCCATACCTGGCATTAACGCCGGTTCAACTGTGTCAACAACCACCGGTCAGGTACAGTCCATTCCGGCTTTCGGAAGCACCACCACGTTTTCCGGAGGTACTAAAGGCACCTTGGCTGGTGGAGTTTCGAGTTTAGCTGGTGGAACAATAACGTCGTTAACAGCCGGCGCCGCAGGTACAACTGCTATTGGACAATTTATATCTACTCTTAATGTGAAGTAGATGGGCAATGTCTTTAGTATTCGCGAAACAGGATGCCCTAATTGTTGGCGGAATGTTGAAATTAAAGTTTGTTGTACTTGCGGTGGTTGCGCTTGCCACACCTGTAGGTGCGGTTCCAGTAGTACCGAATTTTTCGTCCGGCCAGCTTACTCAGACTACGACGTCGCGGTCTGTGATATCTGAGGCGATTGTTTCTGAAGATTTTGCAACAGGATGGCAATACACTGTTTCCGGTACAGGGGTTAGCTTAAATGGTGCATCTATTGAACCAGCTGCCATAATCAATACAAATACAACTGCTGCGTCAGGCATAACCACTAAATGGACAGGTTTAGACGTAAACAACAAACCGAATTGGACGTTGACTCAACCAGGCGGTTCGTTCCAATTTCAATCCAGTTACTCCGGACCCGGACTCCAGAATCGCACAACAATAACGAGGACAATAGAAACGGACACAACGATAGAATCGGTTTCCGTATTTTCTCAGTAATACCAAGGGTTCTTAGCGTTTTAATGTTAATTCCTTTCTGCCCTGTCGTCAAGGCAAGTGATGTAGGAGGAATATCAGCTACTTCTAATCCGGTCGCTAACTCTTCCGGTCAAGCGAATGTCAATGCATATCAAGTATTGACAGGAAATTTCATGCAATCAGGTTTTACAAATGGTGTGGTCTGTCAATCCGAGACGTTAACAATATCGCCTTATGTAGGTCGCTCGGCAAATGTCAAAAAACCATTCTTTGAAACTTACGAAGATCCAGTATACGACGTCAGAGATATTGATGGCGATGGTGCTCCGGATCATCCGGGAGATATCCTTTGGTACAAGACAGTTCAAACTCTGCAGAAAGACAACTACTCTTTGAATATGGGGGTTACTGCTCAGTGGAGTAGACCCTTAGACAAGAAAATGATGTCTCTTTGCAAAGACGCTGCTGCTACTGAAATAGCCCTAAGAAAGGCAACATTAAATTTAAGGGTTTTAGACTATGAAATTTCTCGACTTAAGCATTGCGGAAATCTAGCCAAGGAGGGAATTATATGGGATCCGACCAGCAAATATAAAGTCATATGCGAAGATGTATTATTAACTTCGCCACCTGGCGTTTTATTAAATCACAGCCATTCAATAGATCCTATTACTTTCGACTCTTCCTCTGTTCAATCATCCTCTCTCGAACAGACAGAATCTTCTCTTTCTTCCGAAGCTTCTTCAGAATCGTCTTCGTCACTTTCTTCGCTAGAGGTTTCACAACCTTCATCAAGTACTGCTGGAGAGGTTGGCCCACTAGGGCCACCCCTAGAGTTGCGCCTACAGCTATCGAAGTAGTATTCAATATGGTTGCAGGGGGAGGTGTATAGTTGTTGATGACATTCAATAAAGCTATATCTTCATACAACGTGATACATTCGCCTGCAGCATCCTCTTTGTAGCCTTTTACAATCTTTGTACCATACTTGCCATAGGCTCCCGGTGGGGGGCTGCCTGGTCGTGGACAGGGAAGCTTGATACTAGGAGGTTGGATAGCGTTACTATCGAGATCAGGAAGATTAGGGTTTTGAGCTGCTCCTTCTGTAGTTGAGTCATTTTTTTCTGTCGATTGATTATTTCCTAAGCCACTAACTGCTCCCAAATTAGGTTGACTATCCATAGGTATAACGACTAACTCTTTGCTTGGATCGAATTCAGGCGGGTTGAAGTAAGGCATACCCGGCCCTGTACATAGCGTTAGTGTTCCTTGAGGGTCGTCTTCTATTAATTTGTTATTACCTTGTGTTTCTCTAGCTTCAACACAACCAGGCATCTCTACGGTTGGGAAGCCTATTTGAAGCGTAACAGGAGGTGCTTGAGGAATACTTAAAGGTAAATCAATCGCCCATGTTGGTACCTGTGGGACGTATATTTCTCTGACTCCGATCCGAGGGATGGAACCCACTGATTTTACTTACGAACTGGCATAACGCCCCCAGTGGCACTAGGAATAGATAAAAAACTACTAGTGCTATCAGGAGAACTGCCACCGAAACCAGGTAATGCACCTTGGATTTGAGATTCAACCAATGGTCCAACTTGTTCGATTAATACCTTTTTAATTTTTTGTTGTGTTGCTGGAGACTTGAGATAAAAATACCCAGCCAATGTTCCACCAACAAGGCTCCCAGATAATGCCAAGCTTGTAACAGCAAGAATGGTCGGAAGATTTTTCATAGAATTTTGGGTGCCATTTCTAATCTTAGGCATTTTTCAGTAGTGAATGCAGAAAAACACCAATTTATTTCCAATAGGCTGAATATAACTGAAATCTCATATTGACACCAGAACACTGGGGTTCATACGTGTTCAACCTCGTAGACTTCTCTCGAGGCGCTGCACGGAAACGATTCAAGCAATCGATCAAAGACGAATGGGGGTGCTGCGCGTATTGCGGAAAAAATGATTCTTACCTGACAATTGATCACATCAAACCCAAGAAACATGGTGGTGATGGTTGTCGAAGGAACTTAGTCCCTGCTTGCGTAAAGTGTAATTCTGACAAAGGTTCAAACCTTAATTGGCAGAGTTGGTACCAACATCAAATTTTCTTTTCTGAAACTAGACAAAGTCGAATTTTAGAATGGACAAAACCGCGACCAATGGAGGATCTTGACTTATGGTATATAAAAAGGAGGGAGTATGAAAGACGACCTGACTCACGAGCAGCAGTTTGTACTTCATCGTTTAGCTTTGGAACTCAAGGATTACTCGAAAGAGGAACTTGTGGAAGCATTGCTAAGTTGCTGGGAGGCACGATTCAGGCAGAAGCAAATCTTTCTTGCTAGCAGTCAAGAAGCAGGCTTTTCTTTCAACTTCAATGACGGTATGGCAGTTATGCCAGAAGCGGCTGTGAAAGAGTTTGAACAGTCTCATGGTTACAAGCCAACATGGGAAGATGCAGAAGACTATATGGAGTCAATAGCGGAAGAAGCATGTATGGAACTAGATATGGAATCTATTGTCCTTGAACCTGACGAATAAATCGTTACACTGATATTCAGATACGTATTCTTGATGGAAACTTTAGTCGCAGGAGCAGCAGCTGTTTTGGTCGGTATTTTTTCTGGCAGAGCAATTACCTTGAAGCAAGGGGGCAAAAAAGAATTACCAATTCATCAACACCCAGAATATAACGAATTAATTAGTAGGATATCGGACATTGAACAAATCATCCCTGCTTTAATTCCTCGTACTGAAGTGCAAGAGGTTATCAATAAGGTGCCACCATTAGTTATGGATGCTGTAAGAACTGAGATCAATGGCATAGGTTTATCCATGACTCAAAGACCTGCCCCTTCAAGTGTTATAGGTAATGTTGATTTGGCAAAAGTGCAGGCTGATACAGAGAAAATGAAACAAATGAATGAAATGCTTAAAAACTTTGAGCAAGCACAGGGCAATGGCTAAACCGTTCAAGACATATTATTTAGACACAGAGACTGCTGATGCTATAGAAGATTGGGTCTTAAAAAGAAATATTCCTATGAGTTGGAATTTTTGTGACAATGTTGCTTATGAATATGCCACAAGACAAGAACAAATAGCTAAATGGGGAAATGAATTTGATTTTGAAGATAATATTTGTCCTGGGTTTTCTTGTCGGTTTGTTGATAAAGGATCAGAAAACCCTAATCATTGGTTGCCTGGTTGTATGAAAAATTTACGCATACCAAAACTCAAGTCACTATTAGATAGTCAATACACAGCATTACGTATATGGAGAATGCAACTTTGGATATATCCTTCTGTTAGTCAAGAGGCATTCAATAGACCTCATAATCCTCATATAGATCTTTCAACGCGTAGAGGTCGTAAAAATGGAAGAAAAATTAGCAAAGATGAAACAGGAGAAGGAAATATAGTCCTTCTATATTACGTTAATGATTCTGATGGGGATAATTATTTTTACAAGATTAAAGAGGAATATAAAAATCACCCTTCTTTAGATGATGATCAAATGTATCATCCTGATTTATTGGAAATAGTTCACACAGAAACTCCTGAAAAAGGTAAATTATTAGTGATGGATGGAGACACAATCCATGCTAGTTCTTCTCCTTCTAAAGGACTAAGGTCAACCTTAAATATTAATTTAATACCTACGAATGATTGAATTACCTTTTCTGCATGATTTTTTCTATACTGATATACCTAGTAATAAAGATGAATTATTGCATGAAATAGAAAATAGCGAGTTAGATAAAAACCAAAATTTTTCATGGAATACTTTTTGCTCATTAAAGTTAGAACGACTTGATTTAGATAAAAAAATAGAATTATTGCAGCCGTCTTTGTCCAAGTTCTTACAAGAATTAAATATTGAAAGTGATCATATGAATGTTCAATTATGTGGTCTATGGAGAAATACGTATTATCAACATTCTTTTCAAGAAATTCATGATCATAGTCCTCATCATTTTTCAGGTGTTTTATTCTTGACGGATGAACAACCTGGTGATAGTAAATTTTATTTTGTAAATAAACATTTAAGTGAGATTCCACAGGGTTGGCGAACACTTAGGAAAGGTGAAAGTATTGTTCATGCAGGTAGGTATTGGTTGAAAGCTGAACGAGGTCGAATTGTATTGTTTCCTTCTTATTTAATGCATGGTGTGACGGAACATCACTCAGATAAACCTAGACAGACAGTATCCTTTAATTTTGATTTCCTTTAAGTTGGGTTATAAAAACTACACCATCCAGTCGCAATATATTTATCTCCTTGATTAGGAGTGACTCCTTTGTGGGGATGAGTCCAATAAGCAGGCCAAAGAACAACACGTCCTTCTTTAGGCTTAATAGTTGTGGCTTGATGAGGAAATTCTGTTCCTGATTGTGCGTCATTTAAGTAAATCATCCAAACCAACATACGATCACCAGCTATTAAGTGAGCTTCTGCCGTTAATGAATCTAGATTTTTTAATTCATGATTATTAATGTTTTTCCATCGAGAAGCATGTTCACAATGCAACGCATTATATCCTTCACCTTCTGAATAATATTGAATGTTATACCAAGAACGAAGCTTCCATGCTGCTAACTCATCTATGAATGGATACTCTTTTTTATATCGTTCTATCGCCTTGGTTATTACTGGCAACAGAATCGTATTGAACTGACGAAATGGTGGATATGGTATTTGATTTTTAATCTCCAAGAAATCTACGTTAAAATCCATAGATGTCTTACCTTTCGTTTCAGTTCTATACATGAAAGGAGTGTTATCTGCATCGTTTAATTTATTGAAAGATCGAATGACTGATTGACAGGAATTGGAATCTAATAAATCATCATAAATTTTAATAAAGGATAGATCAGGCATTTTGTTTCAACTCTTCTGTCATCCCTTTGTGCCAATACTTCAAACCAGATAGAGCCCAAGGACCATATCTAAAACTTGCAGGATTAACGGCTTCAGCAATTTTGACATCTTCTAATGTTTTGTTTGAAATAAACTCACATGCATCATTAAATAAAGGCTCATGTATTAATAGATCCTTTGCATACTTCCAAAACGGAGTGTCATATTTAGAACCAAATTTATAGTGCCAAAGGATAAACGTTTCCACTTGCTTAATATGTTGCTTGATATCTATGGAAGCATGATGAGCAGCCCAACCTTTATTGCCAATGAACTGATATGAATACCTAGCCCATGTTTGATAGGTATTAATTGCAGTCGCTTCCATTGGTTCGAGGAAGAATAATTTATTGCCATTTAAAATCACTCTGCCTTGAACAGGGTTCTTAGCAACGTAGTTATTAAAAGTTGAATGAGATGTTATTTCTACGTCAAAAATTTCTTGAAAGTTTTTTTCTGCATCCTCCCGCGAGGTGATTGTATCGTTATACAAGTAACCAATAGATCTGGCATAGGAAGGAGACTCTGGATTAGTGGGAATTACAAAAGTCCACCCATCAGGAGTAGCAACATGCTGAGTAAATATATCTTGGATATCTTTCTTAGGTTTACCTAAAATTGCTGCATTAATTGGACTAATCAACGTGTCATACTCTTCTAAATCCTGAGGCTTCCCTCTGCAATCAATAACGTAATCAGCATCAATATCATCTAAGTTTTCGACTTTCTTATCTGTGACCTTAAATGCCTTTGAATTTAATACATATTCCTGCATCTCAGCAGGACAAAAATGTACTGCAATTTGATTGCCAGGGAAAGGATGAAAAATATCTTTATTAATCTTGCCCCAATCCTTATATAAAATTCCTAATTTAGGCGTTGCATGAATAGCGTTGGAATAGTAATTAAATTCTGATTCGATAGCACTCCATAACAGTTGAGGTTGAAGAGGAAAAGTTGCTTGTCCAGCTAGTTCTGGGTTGATACTAGAATCATGAATCAGTTCAATCTCTTCAATTCCTCTACCATTACCTCTCCACTTATCCATCTTGGATTGCCAAGAATACTCTAAAGCTGAAAAGCATCCTGCGTTACCAGCTCCAACGATAGAAACTTTAGTCATCGACGTACCTTTCTGATAGTGAGATATAAATTGGAATATGCAGCGATTACTAGTAAGACTAATAGAAACGTATTAACTGTCATCTGCCATCTCCTTTAGTAAAGGTTTCTGAATCGGGTCCTGTAAATCGATCATCGGTTCCCCATTTGTTTCTTTGATATTCCATGAGGAACAACAAGCAACAGCCGGCATGGGCGAGGTGGGAATATCCTGTTTCGGGGTCATTATCCTCTCCTCTCCACCAAGCGAAGAGGTGTCTGCATAGCGCGGCAAAGTAACGCCCCCACTCAGTTCCCCTACACCAGTTATTAGCACTATACTTTCTAGCGCCGTAACCGAGAACGTCAGCGATGTCTCCAACAGCTTGCCAAGGGATGAGATCAAAGCGAGTCTTTTCCATTCATAGTTCCATTTTGCCTAGGATAGAAAATGAAGCAAGTTCTAACAAGTTTTGAAAGGGAATTCAAGCTCTCCTTATAGATGGGGACCACAAAGTAAATCAGGTTTAGTAAGAAAATATTTAGCAAAAGCTAGATCTTTAAATTCTCAAGCACAATCATATGGTGGAAGCACAGGAGGTAGAAGTAGCATCGATCAAGGTTCAGGTATCAACGTATTAAACAGAAGATCAGCAGAACAATCCGAGAAGAAAAAAGTATTTGAGCAAGAAGTTAAACCATTTGCTGCAGGACAAGCTGTTTGGGATGTAAAGAAAGATATTTACGCTGATCTAGGAACTTAGTTAATTGCTTTTGCTTCTACTAAGCGTTGTGTTAGTTGCTTAAGTTCTAATCTATTACCTCGACGTGATTTGTTGTAATGGATCAAATCTGAAGCTGCAAAATCAGACAACATAAAACGGCAAGTCTTACCTGAATTCCATTCAGGATCAGTGTCAGTAGGATCCCACCATAAAACGAATTCAAAGGGAGGTTCCATTGTGGCTTTATACCCAGGTAACGCTTGGTGAAATTTATGAATTCTCCCTGCTAGTTCCGTGATATTTGCATACTGATCTGAATTCAACATTTCTCTTTGAGCTGTATCTACAGGTAATGCGTCTTTCCATGTAATCCAAGAGTCATACACAATAGATCGCACAGTTAAATAAAGATTGCCATCAGGCGCCTTGAATTGATCGGGAGGATTCTCGAATAATTGATTATCAATATCAAGCATGGAAGTCATATGCTTTTCTGCAGCTAATTTGATACGATTTTTCCCAATCGTTCTCGCTGCTATATTCGTTGAAAACAATCCTGCCCATGGAATGAAAAACATTATGGAAACGAGATAGTCCTGTCTGGAATTGATCGTGTTGAACTGGCGGCAAATAAATGATTGCCGACCAATCTGAAGGAGATACGTTCCTAAAATTTTCTAATTCATCGTCATACCACATAGGACGTAGTCTCTTAAATGGAATACAAACTGGGAAGTCCCAAATCCAAGGAGCTCTAATAATTGCTTCATTATGTGCAATCCAAACGACCGCGTGTTCTATATGACCTGCTCTGTATTCTTTTAATGTCTTATTTAATAGTCGCCTAGTTAAGGCTGCACCTGTAGGCGCTCCAACAAAAACACGTTTAGAGGAACTATGAACATCATCTGCATACCATTCTTTTCTAACAATATCTTCTAATGTTTCTTCTTCTCGATCATAATATCTACTTGCTCCAACAAGTCTATTAATATCAACAGTTGAATAAGGATCAAGATCAATACTCCCTAAGACAGATTTAGCTCCTGCTACGACATCTGCAGGTGGAGCTAAATTGCACTTATCAGGTGAATGACGGATCTTGTCAATCATTCTTATAAAGCACTCATCAAGCTAGCAATTCTTTTAGCAGGATTATCTCTAGGTAATGTTGTGCAAGACGCTCCTGATTTATCTATCAATATGAGACATATCTCTTCTTTGAAATTTGCATTTTGGATTACTCCTAAAGCTTCTTTGCAGAAATCAACTACCGAAGAATCTTTATTAGCTTCAGCATCTTTGAGATCCTGAGACAGCATGAATTCGTTGACGTAATTAGATCTATCCGGATGCTTCTTGTCTGCTACTAAATTTAATATTGTTGCACCTGCGCCAAGGTAACCGTAAGAGGTGTCAAAGCGTTGGATCATGTCAGACATAATCGCCTCACAAATCCTAATATTTAATTCTTTAGAGGCTTCTTTATTAGCTGAAGGAACCGTCTTGTCTATTAATTCTGGAAAGAATTTAACAAGAAACTCTGCTGGTTGAGGTCTCGCCACGAAGGAAATTGCGTTGAATATCTACTAACAAGGAGTCGCAACGCTCTTCTGCATTTTCCGCTAAAGGTTTCAAATGTTTGAGTTCAGGATCTTGAGATATTGAACCGATTAAATGACTAAGGGCGTCATGTATTTCGGTCATGTCAATTACATTATCCATTAGACACTCAAATCTGTTTTTGAACGGTGGGTATTAGACCACCATGAATAAACTTCTGGAACCCAAGCGTGAACATGATCAGCAATAAGGTCTGCTAAACTCTTTGTTTCGTAAGACCTATTAGGTCTCGAACAGCTATCGAGTAATCGTAGCCATGCACGAAGACTACCTGAAGCTGTAACATTCTGCAACATACACATCGTTAATAACTGTTGTGCTTGTATAGCACTAGCACCTGCTTCTCTGTATCCGTTGTAATCAATAGCTGAAGAATATGCAGAAGCTAACTGGTTGTCGTGATCCGCTTCACTCCATGGGTGACGATGTCCTGTGTAATCTGGATAATTTCCTGGGCATCTAGAGTGAAATAAATTTTCTAATGGATAATTCTTCTCTTTCACTGCGAGACGAGTGTTTTCAGCAGCTTCATATAAGGGTTGCAGACTGAATTGCATATCATTTCTTTCTGTGCAAATTTCATGCAATGTACTATGGTCTGACTTTATAAATAAAGATAAGTGAGGGTGTTCTAAAGCAGCAAATGTTCCCCAAGAAGGATGCGTCTGACTAGTGTGTCGATAATGACTCGTTATAAGGTTCCCGCAAGTGTCTTCTGCAAACGCATGCTCTTGTACATCTTTTTCTTTTTCTATATCGTCTATCAGGTCACCATGTTTATTCATATATAAAGCTGTATATATTAATCTTTGAGGCATTTCGGTCGCTGCAATTCGTTTGACCACAAACGATTCAATTGCTGATTTGGTCAAAATACTCAGTACATCTTGGCAGAGAATATCACCACTTCAGCAAGAAGCAAGTGATCCTACCTATTTCAGTTGTAAAGTTTTATTACGCGTTATCTTCGTTGCCGTAAAGCTTGTCATAGAAGTAATTAAACATTTCTTTTGGATCTTGATAATCTGGAATATTTAATTTGTTACCAATAACCTTACCATCATCGTCACGTTTGTAAGTTCTGCCTTGGTGATAGTGCAATGCTGCCCCTGTTTCTAAAGTTCCTAGGTCAACATTTGCTTTGCTTTTAGGTAGATAGCTTGAATAGAAATGATCAGTCATCCTATTACCAGCACTAGACACAGCGTCTATGCCATCGTTGATCTCATACTCTGGCAGTGTTGGAGCAAAGTTACCCCAATCCATATCTTTCCAGTCAGGATTTGGACTAGGAGTTGGAGTTGGAGTTGGTTTTGGATCTGGATCTTCAGGTCCAGGTGTTGGCATTATTGGTGTTGTGCCGCTTTCGTTGTGTTTCTTCCACTCAGGAGAACGACGAATATTCGCTAGGACTTGATCTCTAGTTTGAGCATTATTCTTCATGTCATTCAACCAATAGCTCCGCCCTTCGTCTCCTGCGTCACGTCCTAGTTCTGATTTATAAGTATCATTCAACCATTTTTCATTGCTTAACCCGATATCTCTTTCAATATCTGCTTTAGATTTGCCACTACGGAATTCATCGCCCCAGTAGTTGAGACCTTCCTCCCCAACATCTCTACCTAGATTCTGCTTATAAACATCTCTAAGCCAACCAGCTGTAGAAGGATCTTTAGTCCATGCATCTGATCTTTCTATGGCAGCTTCTGCTGCACTTTTCCCTCCTAATGCGGATGCTGCAGATTTAATTGTGCTGGACAATATACCTGGCGTTAGCAAGACCATGCTATGAACTAATAATTATCTAGTTTCTATTTTAGACGACTTCCTTATTCAACTCAGCATAAATAGAATCCTTGCTCACGCACATTTGAGTTTTATGAACATAGAAGCCACCTTTTTGATGACAAGAATACTCTGGAGATAACATTATATTTGCTAACACTTCTGTTCTTGTTTGAATTGGTCTCCCTGCGTCTCCTCTAAGATCACCTCCCCAGTAAGTTAGACCTTCTTCATCGACGTCTCGTCCTAAGTGTTTCGTGTACATCGCTTGCAACCACTTGGCATTCTCAGGATCTTTGTCCCAAGCAATGGTACGAGCATCAGTTTCTGGTCTATTGAAAAGAGAACTCATAGCCATGAGTTTTGTTGCAAAGTGTTACAAGACTAGCTGGTTTTGCTTAATTATGCATCGTCCCACATGCTGGATATCAAATTTTTAGCAACGGCATTACTGGATTGTCTGTTATTTAAGAAGTCGCTGAATCTACCAGTTTTATAACGATTGTTATATTGAGAAGAAGTAACGAAAGGAATGGAACCCATTTGCTCGTTGGGAGTTAAATCAACTCCTAGTCTTCTTCCTGAAGGATTCCAACTGTCTGCAAAATATTCTCCGTATCCTCCAACATTTGGTTCAGGAGTAGTTGTTGCTCCAGATGGATCGGTAGGATCAATCGGATCATCTGGTGTAACAGGATTGACTGGAACTGTATCTTTCCCTCTGTTATAGCCATCATACTCAGGACTTCTCCTGATATTTGCTACAACTTGTTCACGTGTTTGGCCTCTCTCATGTATATCGTCAGTCCAATATTTTCTACCTTCTTCTCCAAGATCTCTACCAAGTTCGTCCTTGTAAACACCTTCTAACCATGCTTCGGTACGTGCTCTTGCTTCGTCAGCGGCTGACATTATAATTTTGAATTGACAATAGTTATATCTTAGTTGATCTAGTTTTTATTCTTTTCTTTAATAATGGAAGGACTTAAGGGGCCATCAGCGGCTAATCGGAAATCAATCCACATACGATTTGCTGCTTGAATTTTTTTAAATCTTTTAGGATCCTTATCGTGAGTAGTTTCTAAAAAGAGTTGAGTCTCATGAGTCAATTTGTTAGACGAAAATTCTAAATCAACTGTTTGGAGGTGTCGGTTATGGAAAAAATGAGGAACTCCTTTAACTCTGAGATGTAACGGATTGCAGCAGTTATTGTCACCACACACTGCTTTAATCGGAAGTCTTCCTATATCTCCCCATGTAAACCAAACTGCACATCTTGGAGCTGAGTATTGCCGACCTGACCCCCAATGCCTGGGCATAGCAAAATAACTAGAGTTTGATCTGGAATGATATTTGCCTCTCCAAGGCCAACATTCTTCAGGTCCTCTAATCTCTACGAAAGACCAAAACTCTAAGAATCGACGTCGATATTTTTTCTCAATCTTATGTACATCTAAAGCTAACCTTCCTTCTGTTAATGAACTTATGCATCTAACGCAAGCATGGCTATCCGTGTATCGAGGAATAAGTCCATCCTTAGAACCAATCGAATGATCGCAATGGAAACAGATTGGTCCGCCTTCTGTTGTTGAATGTAGTTTCGGAGGTAAAGCCCATTGAGACATTATTTGAGATGCAGAGGGAAACCCTTAGGTGCTTTAAATTTACCTCCTAATCCTTCTAATTGCTGAGAAAGAGGTCTTAATTTTGTTTGAATTTCAGGCCATAATTCCTTACGAGTACTGCCTTCTATCGCTACTGGCACTAAATTATTGTACGGACTACTCACAATAAAACCGTTACGACCATCACTAATATTTGTGACACGATGTCCCAATTGGAGGTCTTTCATGATATAAGACTGATCTATCTATCCGATAGAGTAGCTTAATTATTCTTCTGGCTCTTCTAAATCGCCTGAGAAAGGAATACGATGAACTGCTATACCTGCTTCTACACACATTTCTCTTGCCTTATCAAATGATTCTTGCCATCTATAAGGCTCAACAAAATCTGGCACTATAATCTGAGCGATATCAGCTTGAATTAGAACTGAAGCACATTGACTACATGTCATAAGAGGCCATACATACATCGTTGCACCTGCTAAACAAACTCCATTTCTTGCAGCAAATGCTACACAATTCATCTCTGCATGCACAGTCATAGCAAGCCTTGTCTCTCTATTCTTAAGTCTTGAATCTGAGTCGGTTAACCCTCTAGGAAGTCCGTTGTAACCTTCGACTAAGATACGTCTATCTCTAACAGCCACCGCTCCGACTTTCGTACTGGGGTCTTTTGACCATCCTGCGAACATTCGAGCTGCATGTAAAAACCGTTGATCCCAATTCTTTGGTGTTTTCGGCGCTTTTAGAGATGACATAGAATATAAATGTAAAGAGGGCTAAAACCTTGCTAGAAGTTTCTGCTGTTATTGGCTTGGCTGCTGCAAGCGCGTTGTGGCGCATGGCATTCACCCAAGGAAGCATGAAAAGAGGTATGGAGGCTATTCTCCATGAAGTTCAACTATTAAGGAGTGAACTAGGTAAGGATATAGTAATTTTAAAGGAAGATGTTAAAGATCATGAAGCGAGGATAAGACAACTCGAAAAAATTAAGAGAAGGTGATCCATGGATTGGGACACAGAAAACAACCTACAAAAATGTGAAAGCATGCTTACTGTTTACCAAGACCATATCGAAGAACTACAAAAAGAAATTAAAGCCAAAGAAACGAAGATTAAATTTTTAGAGCAACAGTTGGAATATAAAACAATGGGACCGCCTGATAGTGAACCAGTAGATACTCAAGCGTTTTTATCTATTGGCCGGAACCAGCTATAACGTCAGCTCCTGAACCTATCTCTTCGTTGATCCAAGCTTCTTGTCCTGGTCTCCATCCGCTTTGCCAGATGCTCCTAGATTTTGCATGGAGATCATCGGAAGTCTTGTTCCACTTATGAAGCGCCATGATAATACTATTTCGAAGAGCTTCACTGCTAGGTACGCCGCTATAACGTAAGAGAAGTCGAGATGCATTGGTGATATCGTCATTGGTTAAATCTTGCAGGTCTTTAGAAGCTAATCTATCCGCGATTTCTTTATCTGTCTCGTAGAGTGGACTAGACATAGTGCCAGGGTGCCAGGGGTGACACGGTAACTATAAACTTTTTTTAGTTATATCTCTCTTCTTTTCTTATTTATATACCAACTCGTCACATATCTAAATACTAAGTGTTAGAAAAAGTGAACAACTTTTCTTTTAGCTAAGAAAGGTTTTCAGAAAGGGTGACACCTATGGCACCTTTTATGAGACTCATTCCAGCAGAAGAGAAATAAATACAAAGACCCTGGCACGTTAGTACCAAGGCCTCATAAAAAAAGACCACTGATTAAGTTATGTCAGCAGTCTTGAAGTTAGATTATGTTATCTAGTCTTGAGAATCTCAGACTGGACCAAGCCAAATACGCTGACTTTTTCCATTTCTTTTAATTCTTTTCGGTTTGTAGCCTAATCTTTTTAAGCAATCAGTTACAGGAGTCGTCATTTGATTTTGCTGAGCGACATTAACTTCTACCCAAGCAAATAAATCTGCAAGGACAACGTAGGATCGCCCTTGATAATATCCACTGCTATTCGTTTCTAAAGCACGAGTAACAACAGCATCTATAGGCGAGTCACGAGTGAATGAATCTTGATAGTCAGCAATATAACTAAGCTCATAACTAGAGAAGACATGTACAGGATTATCTAAATAAGCCTTATATGCTGCAGCCCAAATAGAATCTCTATCTTGCTTCAGCCTGTCTAAGTCAATGATCTTTAAATTAGGATCTTCCTTGGAAGGTACTTTACCTTCAACAATGATTGGCATAAATCTACGATTGCCAGTTGGATCGCACAGGAAGTCTGAGTTATTTGTTGCTGCTGCTAAAACAAATGCACGAGGATAAGACTTTTCATTCTCATACTTACGAGCAGACCTGTCTACGGAAACAGAGACTAAGTTTTTCAATTCTTCTGAATACTTTCTCTTGCAGTAACGTTCGAATTCATCCATAACGACAACAAAGCCAGCATGCAAAGCATGAGGTTTTTCTTTTAAATATTCAATACCTTGCTGCATAGTTACGACCCACGGATAAGTGCCAGGATCGTCTAAAGATGGAGGTGTTAAGTATTGGAAAAAGGTTGTTTTACCACAATTTTGGCTGCCGATTAAAATTGGCATCCAGTCATGGCGACATCCAGGAGTGAGAACCCTTGCGACTGCACCAATCAGAAAACGTTTAATAACAACATCTGCTAATAGGTTTCCGCAAGGCATTACAGGATTCTGTATATCGTCTTTTGGTACTCCTAATATTTCAGATGCAATCCTATCGAAGTAATTGCAAGGACTAGCACTAGCTGCACATCTTTCTAAATATGCTTTAACTGGATGGAATCGATTCTCATAACCAATAACACCTGCTAAATCGAAGACTAAAGTCTTAGGAAAAACTTGTCCTTGTCCTCGAGATATGTAGACATATGCTTGAGAAATATCATGTATCTCTCTCGGCTGGTGCTCAGGACCATAAACCAATTGTTGGCTCATACAATTAAGTCTTAAGCCGTTGTAATAGTTATCAAGCAGATCTTTA